TGCTCCAAATAAACCTTTGAAATATCGTTAAGAATATTATGAGACATTAGAATAAGTGCTTTCTTTTATTTTTCTATATTTATTTATGAATTCTTTTACATTACTATAACCTTTATAAGGTTTTGCTCCGTGTTGTAGATTTGTTTTATCACCTTTTTCAAATCCCGGAGTCATATCTGATGCATACTTAAAATACCCAGAGGTGCCGACAAGAGTATTTGGTTTTCCAGGAAGTCTTTCCTTTCTGCTCATTTTTGTTTCTGTATATTCCATTACATCCTTTATCCAGGATTTAAACATATAGTCTTGTTCAGTAACACAAATCAAATGATTGGTACCTCTACGGGTAATTCTACCAACCAGACCAGTATTTAAGTTCTCTACAATATCACCAAGTTTATAGATTTTTTCTTTTACATAATTTTCACGAAGATTTTTCATATCGTACTTCGGAGCAATCTGCCATAACTCAACAACTTCTTTTTTCTTTTTCTTTGCTCCCATTCCTTGACGAACTGCATTAAAAAGACTTTGCGTATCTGCATCATTTAGTGTTTTTGGAGTTCCTCTGCGGAAAGAATCAAAATCATTATCTAAAACTGCCTTTCTCATTTTAGATGCAGACATTCCTTCCACACCATCAGCATCAGCATCTCTTACTCCTGCAGAAACTACACGAATTAAATCAAAGTTATAAAGATCTCCATTATACTTCTGTGCAAGATTATCAAACTCTGCCTGACGATCTGATCCAACAACAATATTCACATTTGAATATCCTTCTTCATTTGCAGCAATCAAAACATCAAAAATAGATCTCATATCATTATCATTAACAATCATTTCTTCAAAATCAGGAAACATCTTCTTCATAAATGAAATCTTCATATCAGGATCTAAAGGATTTTTCTTTGGATCTTGAGTTCTTGATGGATAAATTTTAACATCTCCACCAGAAGATATTCTCTTTGCAGATTTAAGAAGTTTATCGTGTCCAATTGTTGGTGGATTAAAACGACCAAATACAATCGTCAGAGGTTGAGTTTCTTGTGATTGATCTTCAGGAGAAGGTGATGCTTTTTTTAATTGTACTGGTTCAACAACTGATGCTGCTTTTGATTTAATTGCGGGAGAAATATTTCGTTGAGTATCTACTTCTGGTTCTTCTTTTTGTTTTGGGGATTTCTTACCCGAAAATTTTAGTTTTCCATTTTCAGTTCTTGCAACAATTTTACCAGACCTATCAATCCACCCACCATGACCATCTCCAGACAATCCAAGTTTATGAGCTTGCATTGATGCCTGAGATTCTGCTGCTTCAGATAAAAATTGGAAAAATTTTTTCATATTGTGTTTTGGTATACCTTTATTTATTTCTCATTTCTCAATTCATTTTTAATCTCATTTTTCAATCTTTTACGATTTTCAATTTCTGATGTTCTTTGTCTTTGAGCATCAGCAGAAGATCTAGATTTCTCTTTAAATCTCTTCTGTTGATCTAATGACCTTTGACGTAGTTCTATTCTACGTTGCTCAATATCCTCAGAAAACTGATGATATGTTTTCATTTGTAAGCAACTTTTTTGAGATCAGGATTTCTTTTTCTTGCTGTTCTTTGGATAGGTAATTCTGGAATTGAATTTTTTTTAGAATCAGGACGTTGAGGTTTTTCTTCGGCATCAAGTCTATCACGAATTCTTTGTACAGTAGCAAGTTCACTTGGTTTAAGTGGGAATGAATATTTTTTCTCAACAATATCATCCCTCCACTCTTCACTCATATTCACCATAATGCATTCTGCTGCTTCTTCAGTATCAGCATAACCTTCATCAATCAAGTGTGAAAGAATAATGTTGTATAGATCTGTTTCCTCAGTAAATCCTTTTGCAAAGGCACGGGCAGCATTTCCAACCTTACCTGCGGTTACTTTAGTTGCCGCACCCATTCCGGAAGTGGCAGCCTTGTGTCTTTCAATACCCTTAAGAACAGCACCGGCAACACGATCCAAAAGTCCTTTCTTTTTTGGTTGTTGCTTTGATGCACTAACCATAGCATCTTGTCTTTGAAGTGCTGCTTTCATTCCAGAAGGTCGTTCAGATGATTCTGCTTCTTTTCTTTCTTCCTTTTTCTTACGAAGTCTTTCTAAAGATTTTCCAGTAGGTTTTCCACTTTTAAATGGTGTTCCTTTAGCGGTAACTGGTTCAATTCTAACTCTACCAGCCCTTGCTTCTGTCAAATAATAATTTTCAGAAATATCATAAACAAACTCGACAAATTCTTCTACACCAAGTTCTTCAATCAGAATTTCAACACCAATTTCATTTAAACCCATTTCACAAAAATAATGAGAGGCAATTTCTACTTCTTTTTCATTAGATTGTTCATTTTTATAAACATTCAAATATGCTTCTTGTAAATTACGGAGTTCTTGTACGTTCATCTTATAAAAACTTTTTAATTATTTATAAAAAAAATCCCCAGAAGAGGGGAGTGAATATTTTATAAATCTCCTTTGATCCGATTTTCACTTCGGAACACATCAAAAGTTCCCTCTGGGTATCTTGCCGAAAGTTTCTCAAAGTTCATTTGTAAAATTTCCTCAAAGTTAGTATCAAGTGCCATACAGGCTTGTGCGATATACCAACAGATATCACCGAGTTCTCTCTTTAGGTGAAATACATTTTCATCATTATAAGGTTTTCCCTGAAGAATAATCTTCTTTACAACTTCGGTGAACTCACCTGCCTCGGCACTCATACCAAATGCGGCAGTTATAAGACGAGGAATATCAGCATCATTCTCAACCTCAAGTTCAGTCATACGAGCAAGAAGTGCTGCGAAATCACTACTTGCAGGACTTGTGGTCTCACGAACGAATTCAATATATTTTTTTGTGTCGATGGTTTTTGATTGATTTTCGGTAGTCATACAATAAAAGGTTCTAATTCGGATTGGGGTAGAATTTTTTGTTCGGAAAGTTGTAAATCATCTGCTAGTTTTATACAAGAGACATTTACAGTTTCTGGATTAATATTTTTAATTTGACGATATGTTCTGTTTTCTCCAAGTTCGACCAGCATTATAGCATCTTTTATACTTGCACAATCAGAAATTTTTTTACCATTTTTATCAAACACAGAATAATAATTCAAAACTTAAATCCCTCAAATGATTTTTTAGGTTTTCTTTGTTCTTCATCATTATACTCATCTTCTTTACCAGAGTCAAGTATATCTTTTTGAGCATCTTGCTCTACATCATAAAGTCTCATTTTGGCACGATCAATACCAACAACAAATCTTTTATTGACTGTTGGATCATTATATCGGTTCTTAAGTTGCTTGACTAATATCTGTCCAAGATTCTCAAGTTCTTCTGTAGATATGAGGGCAAACATCAGATCGGCAGTTGCAGGAAGACCAAAGGATTCTGAAGTATCGGTTAGTTCAACATCAGAAGAACCAAAACCACTTCTTGTAGTCTGTGTCGCAGAAACAATCGGTACATTAAACTCCACAGCAAGTCCACGAAGTTCTTCTGCGATTGACTTTACAAGTGTATAAGAGTTGATGTTACTACCACCTTTAAATCTTGATGAAGAACAAATATTCAAATAGTCAATAAAGATAATATGAGGTCTGAATGATTTCTTAAGTGCCAACTCATTTAGAAGTGCCTTAAAGTGTCCCGAATGTGCAGATGCAGTTGGATACTCCTTAATGATAAATGTACCCTGTGTTTTCTTCGCAAGACTATTCACCTTTGTCTCAAACATTTGTTTGGGCAACTCATTAAGTTGTTGAATAGGAATGTTCAGAAGGTTTGCATCAATTCTTTCAGCAATACGTTCCTCTGCCATTTCAAGAGTGATGTAGAGAACATTCCTGCCTTGTAGTAAGACGGAAGCAGCCACATGACACATAAAGAGACTTTTTCCAACACCTGTACCAGCAAGAGCGATATTGAGAGTCTTATTAGGAAGACCACCTTTTGTAATTTTGTTAAAAAATTCCAGGTCGAATTCAATTTTTTCCTCCTTTCGGTGATAAGATTCATATCTTTTCTCATAATCTAACAGATAATCGTGTCCGATGTTTGGATCAAAAGATACAGCAAGAGCATCAGAAAGAATTGATGGAATACTATCACGATTTTTCTTTTCATCCTTACCATCTGCAATATGTATGGATTCCATCAGAGCAATATATATCGCACGATCACGACACCACTTTTCGGTTGTGTTGACTAACCAATCAATCTCTGTAGGATCATCATCAAGATTCTCAATCAAATTTGAAATTTGCTTGAAACTATCCTCATTAATATCTTTACGATTTTCAACTTCAATAGAAAGAATTTCCTTTGTTGCAAGTTGATTATATTTTTGAACGAAGTTTAGAATCTCTTCAAATATAACTTTTTGACTTGTATCCTCAAAATATTCTGCCTTAATAAAGGGAAGGACTTTTCTTGTAAACTGTTCATTATGTAAAAAGTTTCTTAAAATCAAAAACTCAATCTTGTCCATCACTTACTTTATGCTGTGGGTTGTTTGGAGAATGTAAAATATCAAATACAAATGTTATTCTGACTTCATCTGCGATATTAACTGTTCCGTGTGGTAATTTATTATTAAACCAAAAAAGTGTTCCTGGGTCAACTATAACAGTTTCGTTTCCAACAAAGTATTGATATCTTCCCGATATTGATAAATGATAACGATCTCTTGTAAGATAGTAAGTTCCTTCATCAATATGTGCTCCGACAATCTCATCAATCGGAAGAGAAAGAAATCCACACCGATGAATTTCTTGACCACCAAATTCTTTTTTTAGAATCTTTCGTATTTCACTATGATGTTGATATGCAGGAGTCTTGGTGCAAATTTCAGAATCTCCAACAAGTTGCCCTGGTTTTTCAATACCACCCATTATCAATTGAAGAACATCAACACTTGTAATATGAGTATGTGGATCTTTAAGTTCCACATTTTCAAGTTTTTGTTGAGATCCCCAGTCTTCTGGATATTTCTCAAGTTGTTTAATTACCTTTGATACATCTATTTTATCCTTTATAATCTTGATACACTTACCCATAACTAAACTCTTTTTGTGCAGTTTCGTCAAGTGCTTGCATTACTTCTGGAGTAAAATACTTATCTACGTCTTTTAGTATATCCTTACCATAGATTTTTTTACCATCCATTTCATATCTTCCTGCCACATTTTTCCAAAGTCCACCAATTTCACCAAGTTCAAGTAATCCATAGTACTTATCAAGTCCACGTTCATCATAAAATAAACGAATTTGAACTTCCTTATTTTCTTTACTTAATCTTGATTTTTGTGTTTTTGCACGAATAATATTTCCTATAACTTCTGTTCCATCTTTTTCTTTTGACTTTGATAAGTATACGATTGTAGATGATGCATATTGCAATCCAGACCCACCTGACATTTGCTTACCACCATAAAGACTCATACTTTCATATGTGTGATTGGTGACTATCATAGGAATATTTGCCTGACCCAACTTAAGAGTCAACATTCTAAAAGCACCCTTAATCAGT